TTCAGGAGCTCCAATGGATCCTTCCGCATTTATGTCTTATTACTTTGATGAGATGTCTAAACACATCGCAGCAAACATCGAAAGCATTAGATGGAAAGGTAACACAGCAGTAAACTCTAACGACATTTATGAATTATGTACTGGTTATGAGGCTAAGCTTTGTGCTGATGCTGCAGTAGTTCAGATTGCAAGCACTACAGTAACTGCTTCTAACGTTGTTGCTGAAATGAATAAGCTTTATACTGCATTAACACCAGCATTACAAGGCAAATTGGATGTTCTTAGATTCTTTGTTAGTTCTAACGTTGCTGCTGCTTTAAGACAAGCCGGATTCGCACTTGGAAATGCAAACATCTTAGCAGTAAATTCAACTTTAAACTTGAATTTCGCTGGAATTAAAGTTGTAGTTGCTCAAGGTATGACTGCTAATACTATGGTATTAACTTCTAACACAAACTTGATCTATGCATTCGACGGAGACAACGATGCAAAAGTTCTTAAAGCTGTAAACTTGGAAGATTCTGTAGCAGAGCCTTTACTTAGAACAAGAGCAGATATTAAAATCGGTTTCTACTATGTTAACCCATCTGAGATCGTATTTTATAGCGCTGGACCGTGCAGCTAATAAGTTTTTAGTATAAATTTTAAAAATGGGTAGTGGTCAATTACTACTACCCATTTTAATTAAAAATAATATAGATAATGGAATCTGGAATTTATAATATTAGAAATTTAATTAATAATAAAATTTATATTGGAAGTTCTATTAATTTAAAGAAAAGATTTTCTACACATAAATTATTCTTAAGAAATAATAAACATCATAGTTCAAAACTTCAAAATAGTTACAATAAGTATAAAGCAGAAAATTTTATTTATGAAATAATAGAATATTGTGAAGCTTCTAAATTGATAGAAAGAGAACAAATTTGGATAGACTTTTTTAAACCTGAATATAATATTCTAAAAAAATCATCTTCATCATTAGGTTATAAACACACAAATGAATCGAAGGATAAAATTAGAATATCTCAAATGGGTAAAGTAAGAAGTAAAGAATCAAAATTAAAAAATTCTTTATGTAGATTAGGAATACCTAAAACAGAAGAAGCAAAAATAAAACAATCTATAACTCGAACAGGAGTTCTTAGAGGACGTTATAAAAAATAAAACACAAACACTATAAAAATGGCTTGTAACACAATAGAAACAATATTAAAAGGTTGTGATAACAATCAAGGTGGTATTTATACGGCTTATGTTTTTGATATGGATGATATTAATACTATCACCGAATCAACTTCAACTTGGTCTATAACTGCATTAACCTTATTGGGTCACTCACCTGCGCTTTCGTTCGAATTCAAAAGAAACACCGGAAGTTATACAGATGAAGAGAAAATCGACTTAGCTGTAGGAAGCACATTCTGGGCGAAAACAGTTAATCTTCAATTCCATAGACGTGATGCGGCTAAATCCAAATCGATCAAAATCCTTGGCGAAGGTCAAAGATATTTAGGAATCGTTATTGGGGATGCAAATGGATTATTTTGGTATTTTCCAAATATGCAATTATCCGCCACGACTGGTGGTTCTGGAAAAGTGAGAGCTGACGGTTCAAACTATGACATAGTTTTAATCGGTGAAGACGAAACTTCAGCAAAAACAATATCTTCAGTATTAGCTGCAGCATTGTTGGTTGCCAATTCTTAAACCAGAATTACAAATTCTTAGAAACGCTCTTTCTCTTCGGGGTAAGAGCGTTTTTGTTTTTAACAACAATATATAGTATATGATTTATATAAATAGAAATGCGACAAATTCGATATGCTTAACACTGACTGAATCGGTCACTATCACGCCAGTGTATTTTATATTTTCATTTCAACACTATGCTTCTTTAACGACGCAAGAATCATTGATATATTTTACTACACCAGATCTATCAACAACACAAAATAGATTTAATCTATTCGAACTTATAGAAGCAGATTATGATGCATCTCCGGCTGGTTCTATAAGTGGGGGCAACGATATTCCTCTATATTTAATACCTGGACAGTATGAATATAAAGTTTATCAATCAACCTCGGATTCTTTAAATCCAAACACGTTTGGAGATTTGTTAGAAACAGGTAAAATGGTTGTCGGAGATATGACTGTAGAAGGTCAGAACACTTCTGTAGATTCAATTTACCAATAAAAATAATAAAAACACAATGGCATTTTTTAATTTCTTCAAGAAACCAGAAACCCCGATACATACAGAATCTATAGTTGAAGTAAAACCACAAACTTTTTCGACGCCTTTTTTAAAGATAGGTAAAGGAAATCTTGGTCAACCATTTATCAGTCCTTTTTATACGGTTTCTGGTATTACTCAATTCGGTGCTGACAATCTCTATCCACAAATATTGGATCAGATATATTACACATCTGCGATTCACGGAAAATGCATAGATTTCATCGCTAATACCGCTGTTGGCGGAGGATATACTTATGGAATTCCATTAAATGATGGTAGAGAATCAGTTTTAATTTATACATTCGAAAAGATAAATAGATTCCAACGAATGATTAGAGAATTAACTAAAGATTACATCATACACAAAAGGATATGTGTTCTCGTTTACCGCCATAAAGATGGTAAATTCAAATCCTTTAAAAGGGTACACCCGTCTTACATAAGAAATTCCAAAGACTTAACAAGTTTTGTTTGGTGTAATGATTGGTCAAGACGTACAGGTATGAAAACATATAACAGATATGAACAAGGATCATCTGAGAGAGAGTCTTTGTATGTGTACCAAGCAGAAACCATAGGACAGGATATTTATCCACTCCCTACATATATCTCTATTTTAAATGATGCTTTTTTGGATGGAGAAATAGCGTTCTTACAAAAATCAAACATACAGAATTCCATTTGGCCATCGATAGCTATCAGAGTTCCAAAAACTTTCGAATCGCAAGAAGAAATAGATTCGTTCAAGGCTGGAATCAGTTCTAAAGAAGGTGCGCAAAATGCTGGAAGAGTTATGGTATTGACTGGAAATGGAATGGACAACACTCCAGAAGTGGTTACTATATCAACTAACAATAATGATAAGTTATTCGACAGTACTTTAGATTCTATTATGAATAAGATTTGTATCGCGCACGGTCTGAATCCGTCTATTATGGGAATCAAAGTTGCAGGGTCTCTTGGAAATTCGGAGGAAATAAGAATATCATATTCCATTTTTGAAAAAAATGTCGTCATCCCATTAAGATTAGAATTAACGGAAATATTCGATGAGCTTATTGACATTGCTGGAATCCAAAATAATGTGGTTCTTAACAATTTTCAAATCATAGATGATCTAATTCAACAAGTAGCTCCAATAGAAAATAAAACAAAATAAATTATGCCAACACAAATATATTTTATAACAGAGAATTACATCAAGACAAACACTCCTATCACGGCTAACGTAGATTTCAAGGAGATATTGCCTTTGGTTAAATATAATTCGGATGCTTGGTTAAGGAAAATTTTAGGATCTTACTTTTACACAGACCTGTTAACAAAATATAATCAGCAGACGTTGTCTGCTGATGAGACGTATTTAGTTTCCCTGACGCAGCCATCTTTGGCCTGGAGGGTTGCTGCAGATTCTGCTTTAGAATTATCATTTCAGATAAAAAATAAAGGTGTTATGACGCAATCTGGAGATTTTAGTTCTAACACAGAATTGAAGGCCATCCAGTTTATGTATTCTAAATACGTAGCTAAGTCTGAGTTTACAGAAAATATGATGATCGAATGGCTCATAGAAAACAAGCTTTTATTTTCAAAATTCACAGATGTTTTAAATAAAGATTCAGCTTTGTATAACAGATTATGTTGTTCAAATACACCTAACGGGTTCAATTCACCTATATTCTTGATATGATGGTACTCGACGACTACAAATATACCATCAAGTATATGCACCAGTATGGAAATGCTGTTGTATATGCTATTAAGCAGAGGATAAGACAGGATCGTTTGATAAAAACCGGAGCATTGTTAAATTCCATAGAGTATGAATTAGACTTAAAGAATAATTCCTTTGGAATAACATTCACGATGGGAAGCGGTGTATTTAACGCGTTTGAAAGACCTTTGGATCCTGCGACTTATGGCATATATTTAGACCAAGGCACAATATATATAACACCCCATTATTTCTTTACTGCTCCAATACCAGGTCTTACAAAGACAATATATAAGCAGAGGATTAAGGAATCTATAAAAAAAGACATTCTTCAATGGGCGAAAAAACAATTAAAATAAAATCAACTAATATTATGGATAATTCAACAGCAGCTGGAACTATAGGAGGAACAATCCTAAGCGTTGTAGCGATACCATCTAACACTATAATCACTACTATAGCAATTGCTGCTATAGGTGCGACAGTATCTTTCTTCGTTAGTCTTATACTTAAAAAGATATTCATCAATATTAACGAAAAACCTCTTAAATTAAAAAAGAAATAATATGAAAACTATTTTCGCAAGAATAAAAGGTGAAACACCAGCATTCTTTAAAGGAGTAATTAAAGTTGGAATTGCATTAACTGCTATAGGTAGTGCGATTCTCGGATTGCCTGCAGGACTTGCCGCAGCTGGCGTGGTATTTGTTGTTCCATCTATCGTAACAACAATTGGTGGACTCATCACTACAGG